TTAAAACAGCTGCCCGAGCTGACCCGCAAAGATTTGAACCTCATCGCCCGCAGCGGCTGCGCTGGGCAGCTGGTCGAAGCCGCCGGAGACAGCCAGCGGGTGCAGGAGCTTTTAGCCCAGCTCAAGGCCAAAGAGTACAAGCTGAACGAAACGCAGGCCAGATTGAAGAGCGCCTGCATTCAGGAGCAGGAGTCGCGGGACGCAATGAACACCGCCAATGCTCAGCTGGAAGCCGCCCACGCCGACATTAAAGGTCTGACCGAACAGAACGATCAGCTCAAAAGCCGGTTAGACGCCGCCGAAGCCCGGGAAGAGGAAGCATGGAAGATGCAGACCAAGGCCGAGCAGCGTGCCAAAACCGCCGAGAGCCAGCTGGAAGGCTCCCGTCAGGTAGCCGAAGCGGCCAAGCGTCACGCCGACAAGTGGAGATCCGAGGCCGAAGCCGCCCGGAAGCAGCCCATCGTAGCTGTGGTGGACAAGGACGAAGTCGTCCGGCAGGCCAAGGAAATGGCCGACGGCATGACCGCCGATTACAAAGCCACACAGGAGCAGGACGCCCGCGACGCCTACGACAGCATCCTTCTGGCCGGCCGCTCCATCACAAATCTCGCGCAGTCCATAAAGCCGCTGTTCGGCAAGCTGCCGGGTGAACAGCGGGAAAACGCGATCGATCAGTTCGTACGCACATTAGGACAGATTCAAGGGGAGGTATCCAGATGTCTGTAAAGATCACGGCCCTCGAGGCCGAAAACGTCAAGCGCATCAAGGCCGTTGCGCTCACTCCTGCGCCCACCGGTCTCACCCTCGTAGGCGGCAACAACAATCAGGGCAAGACCAGCGTTCTCGACGCGCTGGCATGGGCGCTTGGCGGCGAAAAATTCCGCCCGAACGCCGCCCAGCGGGATGGTGCCGTCGCTCCCGCCCACCTCCGCGTCACTCTCTCCAACGGGGTCGTCGTGGAGCGCAAGGGCAAGAACAGCAGCCTCACTGTCACCGACCCCACCGGCCGCCGCAGCGGCCAGCAGCTGCTGAATGCTTTTGTCGAGCCGCTGGCTCTCGATCTGCCCCGCTTCATGGAGGCCAGCGACAAGGAAAAGGCTGACATCCTGCTGCGCATCATCGGCATCGGGAATGAATTGCATCTCCGGGATATGGAGATCAAAAGCATCTACGACAAGCGCACCTTCACCGGCCAGCTGGCCCAGCAGAAAAAGTACTTCGCCGACGAGCTCATCTCCTACCCCGACGCTCCCGAACAGCCCCTCAGCGCCTCCGACCTCATCCGCCGGCAGCAGGACATTCTGGCCCGGAACGGCGAGAATCAGCGTCTGCGGCAGCAGGCGCAGGAGTTGGCCCGGCAGGAACAACAGTGTCTGGACGAACTGAAACGCACCCGTGAGCGCATTGCGGAACTGGAAAAGCTGCGGGAAGAGCTGGACACCAAGCACACCAAGCTGTTCAACCAGCGAAAAAATGCAGAAAAGACCGTTGACCAGCTTCAGGACGAATCCACCGCTGAGCTGGAAGCTTCTATCCAGAGCATCGAGGAGACGAACCGGAAAGTCCGGGCCAACCTCGAAAAAGCCCGCGCCGAGGACGAAGCCGCCAAGTACGCCAGCGACTACGACAAGCTTACGGATGCCATCGAGCAGAAGCGCAAAGAGCGTCTGGCCCTGCTGAACGGTGCCGACCTGCCCTTGCCGGAGCTGAGTGTGGAGGACGGCGCTCTTACTTATAAAGGCAAGCGCTGGCGGGATATGTCCGGCAGCGACCAGCTCCGGGTGGCCGCGGCTATCGTCCGGCGGCTCAACCCGGACTGCGGCTTTGTCCTTCTGGACAAGCTCGAGCAGATGGACATGACCACGCTGGAAGAATTCGGGCGCTGGCTCGAAGCGGAGGGTCTGCAGGCCATCGCCACCCGCGTCTCCACCGGCAGCGAGTGCCAGATCATCATTGAGGACGGCATGGTCAAGGGTGCTGACCTGCCTGTCCTGTCCGCCGCACCCACGCAGACCAAAACATGGACGAAAGGAGCTTTCTGATGAGCAGCTATTCCATCACCACCGGCATTTTGAACACCCCGGTCAAGGTCGTACTGTACGGCCCCGAGGGCATCGGCAAGAGCACATTTGCCTCTCACTTCCCGAACCCCGTTTTCATCGACACCGAGGGCGGCACCAAACGGCTCAATGTTGCCCGCCTGCCCCAGCCCACCAGCTGGGCCATGCTGCTGGACGAGGTGCGGGCCGTCACCCTGGGCGAAGTTTCCTGCGGTACGCTGGTCATCGACACCGCCGACTGGGCCGAGCGTCTGGCCATCGACGCCATCTGCGCCAAAGCCAAGGTGGACGGCCTCGAGGGCTTCGGCTACGGCAAGGGTTACACCTACGTAAAGGAGGAGTTCGGCCGGCTCCTCGATGCCCTCGAGGAGGTGCTGAACAGCGGCCACCATGTGCTGATCCTCGCCCACGCCGCCATCACCAAGTTCGAGCAGCCGGACGCGGCGGGCAGTTATGACCGCTGGACCATGAAGACCACCAAGCAGACTGAACCCCTCCTGCGGGAGTGGTGCGATATGCTCCTCTTCGCCAACTACCAGACCATCGTAGAAAAGAGCGGCAGCGGCCCCAACGCCAAGAACAAAGCCACCGGCGGCAAACGGGTGCTCTACACCACCCACCACGCCTGCTGGGACGCCAAGAACCGCTTCGGCCTGCCCGATGAAGTCCCCTTCGACTACGCCAGCATCGCCCACTGCATCACCGGTCCGGCCTCTGCGCCGCCTGCCGCCCCGAAGCCCGCAGCACCCACCGAAAAGGACATTCTTCCCCCTCCCAGCGCTCCGGCCGCACCGGCACCGCAGCCCAAGCCTCAGCCGGAATCGCCCCGGGAGACTGTCCCCGAAGCCCTGCTGACGCCCGACCTCATGGCGCTGGGCGTCCCCGAAAAGCTGGCCGCGCTGATGAATGCCAACAACGTCACCCCCGAAGAATTGCAGTTCGTTGTGGGCAAGCGGGGCTATTTCCCGGAAGATATGCCCATCCGGGACTACCCCGCCGACTTTGTGGAGGGCTGTCTCGTGGCCGCATGGCCGCAGGTGCTTCAGATGGTGCTGGACAACCGGGACCTGCCGTTTTAACCTCTCAGTCTCGCTCCGCTCGCCAAGGCCGGGTTGCGGCTCCCAGTATCCGCTGCACTCCGCTTGCGTCTTGCTGGCCGCTGCCCCAACAGCTCCTCCCTGCTTCCGCCGCTGGCGGCGGTCGTCGCCGTTGCCCCTAACAGGGGAGCTGGCTGCCGCAGGCAGACTGAGAGGTTCACACATTATTATAAAGGAGAATACTTATGGCTGACATGAATACCACTACCGACCGCGCTCTTGGCTGGGACGACGAATTTACCAACGTCTCGCAGGACTTCGTGCTCCTGCCCGAGGGCGAATACTATTTTGAAGTCACCGGGATGGAGCGCGCCCGCTTCGAGGGCAGCGCCAAGCTGCCGCCCTGCTCGATGGCAAAGCTGACCCTGAAGATCTTCGGCGGCGCTCTGGGCGATACCACCGTCACCCACCGTCTCTACCTTCACACCAAGACTCAGGGCCTGCTGGGCGCGTTCTTCGAGAGCATCGGCCAGTGCAGGAAGGGCGACACCTTCCGCCCCCGCTGGAACGAGGTCGTCGGCGCCAAAGGCCGCTGCAAGCTGGGCGTCCACGATTACGTCAAGAAGAGCGGCGACCCCGGCCAGAGCAATGAAGTCATCCGCTTCCTGCCGCCGCCTGAAGAGAAAGCCGCGCCCTCTCAGGGCTGGACGCAGGGGGCATTCTGATGGGAGAAAAACAGGCTCTGCGCCCCTATCAGGAAGCCGCCCGGAAGAGCATCCACACCGAGTGGGAAAATGGCCGTCTCCGCACCCTGCTGGTGCTGCCCACCGGCACCGGCAAGACCATCGTGTTCGCCTCCGTCGCCGCCGATCAGGTGCGGGCGGGCGACCGGGTGCTCATCCTCGCCCACCGGGGCGAGCTGCTGGAACAGGCGGCAGACAAGCTTCAGCGCTCCACCGGCCTCGTCAGCGCGGTGGAAAAAGCCGAGTCCACCTGCCTCGACAGCTGGTATCGGGTGGTGGTCGGCTCTGTCCAGACCTTACAGCGGCCGGCACGACTCGAGCGCTTTCCTCGGGACTACTTCGGGACTATCATCATCGACGAGGCCCACCATTCCATCACCGACGGCTACCGCCGCATCCTCGACTACTTCGGCAGTTCGAAGGTCCTGGGCGTGACCGCTACCCCCGACCGGGGCGATATGCGAAACCTCGGCGAGGTGTTCGACAGCTTGGCCTATGAGTACAAGCTGACCGATGCCATCAAAGACGGCTACCTCTGCCGCATCATGGCCCAGACCGTCCCCCTCAAGCTGGACATCTCCGCCGTGGGCATGAGCAGCGGCGATTATTCTGTAGGCGAGCTTGGCACTGCCCTTGACCCTTACCTGAGCCAAATTGCTGACGAAATGGCAGCACGCTGTGCCGGGCGCAAAACGGTGGTGTTCCTGCCCCTCATCAAGACAAGCCAGAAATTCCGCGATCTGCTGAACACCAAAGGCTTTCGCGCCGCCGAGGTCAACGGCCAGAGCGCCGACCGCAGACAGGTGCTTTCGGATTTCGAAGCCGACAAGTACAACGTGCTCTGCAACTCCATGCTGCTGACGGAAGGTTGGGACTGCCCCTCGGTGGACTGCGTCGTCGTGCTGCGGCCCACGAAGGTGCGCAGCCTCTACAGCCAGATGGTGGGACGCGGCACTCGCCTCTCCCCGGGCAAGAGCGATCTGCTTTTGCTAGATTTTCTCTGGATGACCGACAAGCACGAGCTGTGCCGCCCCGCCGACCTCGTCTGTGAGGACCGTGCCGTGGCCCGGCAGATGACCGACAATCTGGCCGAGAGCGGCGGGCCGCAGGATATTGAGGACGCCGCCGCACAGGCCAGCGAGGATGTGGTGGCCCAGCGCGAAGAGGCGCTTGCCAAGCAGCTGGAAGAACAGCGCCGCAAAAAGGCGAAGCTCGTTGACCCGCTGCAATACGAGATGAGCATTCAGGCCGAAGATCTCTCCGGCTATGTGCCGGCCTTTGGCTGGGAGGCTGGCCCGCCCAGCGCAGAACAGACTGCTGCACTGGAAAAACTGGGCATCCTGCCCGACGCCGTGGAGTCTGCGGGCAAAGCGTCTCTCCTGCTCGATCGTCTCAGCAAGCGCCGGGACGAGGGCCTGACCACCCCAAAGCAGATACGCTGCCTGGAGAAATACGGCTTCCAGCACGTCGGCACGTGGAGCTTCGAGGCCGCACGGCACATGATAGACCGCATTGCCGCCGGCGGCTGGCGGGGCGCGCCGAAGGGCGTTGACCCCAAGAACTATATCCCGTCTGCTGAGCCGGTCATCGCAGATGATATGTTTATATGGTAATGCGAATGGAACATGAAGATGACATCAAAGAAGCGCTGGACTTCGTCTCCCCGTCCGCCCTGACCTATGAAGAATGGCTCATGGTGGGCATGGGCCTGAAAGAAGCCGGTCTGCCCGTCGCCGTGTGGGAGCAGTGGAGCGCCCGGGACGGCGGGCGGTATCACAAGGGCGAGTGCATCAAAAAATGGGAGAGTTTCCACGGCAGCTCGAAGCCCGTCACCCAGAGCAGCATCTTCCAGCTGGCCTATGAGCACGGCTGGTCCGGCCCTGCAGGCCATGCGCTGGACTGGGGCGATGAGCTGACCGTCGGCCCGCAGCAGCCCGCACTGGTAGACCCCCGCTGGGTCGAAGAGCAGGAGCTTCACCTTCCCGACACATGGGAGCCTGCCCAGCAACTCAAACGCTACCTGCAGGCCCTCTTCGAGCCGGACGAGTATGTGGCCTATGTCACCGAGAGCTTCATGGCCGCCGACCGCCGACGCCCGGCGAAAGGCTGCTGGGACAGAACTGCCGGGCAGCTCATCGAAGAGCTGGACGCCTGCGGCGGCGACGTCGGCAAGGTCATGGGCGACTGCGACCCGGAAATCGGTGCATGGATCTGCTTCAACCCGGTGGACGGCGCAGGCCGGAAGGATGCCAACATCACCAGCTACCGCTACGCCCTCGTGGAGTGCGACAACATGGAGCCCGGCAAGCAGCTGGCCGCTATCCACCAGATGGAGCTGCCCTGCGCCGCGCTGGTCTACTCCGGCGGCAAGAGCATCCACGCCATCGTCCGGGTCAACGCGCCGGATTATGCTGAGTACCGCAAGCGGGTCGATTACCTCTACGCCACCTGCCAGAAGAACGGTCTGACCCTCGACCAGCAGAACCGCAACCCTTCCCGCCTCTCCCGGATGCCCGGCATCCTGCGGGCGGGGCAGAAACAGGCTCTGCTTGAAACGAATGTCGGCAAAAGCTGCTGGGAGGACTGGTGCGACTGGGTGGAGGCCTGCACCGATGACCTGCCCGACACCGAATGTCTGGCCGACGACTGGGACGACCTTCCCCCGCTGGCCGATGCCCTCATCTCCGGCGTACTGCGCCAGGGCCACAAGATGCTGCTGGCAGGCCCCTCCAAGGCGGGCAAGAGCTTCGCCCTCATCGAGCTGTGCATCGCCATCGCCGAGGGCAAGACGTGGCTGGGCCGCTTCTCCTGTGCGCAGGGGCGTGTACTTTATATCAATCTGGAACTTGATAGGCCGTCCTGCCTGCACCGCTTCAAGGACGTCTATACCGCGATGGGCCTTGCGCCGGACAATCTGCGGAACATTGACATCTGGAACCTGCGCGGCGCATCTGTCCCGATGGACAAGCTTGCCCCCAAGCTCATCCGCCGGGCAGGCAAAAAGGGCTACACTGCCGTCATCCTCGACCCCATCTACAAGGTCATCACCGGCGACGAGAACAGCGCCGATCAGATGGCGAAATTCTGCAACCAGTTCGATGTGGTCTGCCGCGCGCTGGACTGCGCCGTCATCTACTGCCACCATCATTCCAAGGGTGCGCAGGGCGGCAAGCGCAGCATGGACAGAGCATCCGGCTCCGGCGTGTTTGCCCGCGACCCGGATGCCATGCTGGACATGACTGAGCTGACCATCACCGACGCCATCCGGGAGCAGCTGCACAACAAGGCCGCCTGCCGGGTCATCAAAGCGATGCTGGATAAGCGCGGCCATGCCGACGCCTACGGCCCGGATGACGCCCTCAGCAAGAGCCGGATGCTCACCATCGCCAAAGAAAAGCTTGGCCTCGCCGACCTGCGGGCCATCGACGCCGAAGTGGCTGCGGCTCAGAAGAAAGCCGACAGCATGACTGCCTGGCGCATCGAAGGCACTCTCCGCGAGTTTGCAAGCTTTTCCCCGGTGAACCTCTGGTTTGACTATCCGGTGCATAAGCTGGACAGCGGGCTTCTGGAAGATCTGCAACCGGACAGCGACTTCCGCACACTGGGCGCAAAGGGCGCGAGCCGCCGCTGGGGTGACAAGGCCAAGCAGTCCAAGGACAGGAAGGCCGAACTGGACACCGCTTTTGAAGCCTGCATGATGGACGGTGAGGTCACCGTCTACAGCCTCGGCGAGTACATGGACCTGAAGCCCCGCACCGTCAAGAGCCGGCTGAAGGAGGATGGCCGCTTCTGGATCGACGGCGAGAAGGTTGGCCGCAAGGAACCCGGCAGCAGAGGTTAAACGCTCTGTTGTATTTTCAATTACATTTTGTTGTAAAAATGCAGTGATAGCCGCTATTTTGCACGACAGCAAAAACTGCAAAATTGCAGAAATAGCCGCTATGACTGCAACATTTGCAGTGCAAATAGCCTATATATAATAGCATGACTGCACTGCAATGTGTGATGGGGTATCCCAGAGGATGGGGCGACCACAGCCCCCATCCTCCGGGGACCCTCCCCATCACGTTGGCCGCTGATATAAAAAAAGAAAACGAGGTACGAAATGACCACACAGTTTTTTATCCCTATGCGTCCGCCCACCACTACCCATAACGCCAAAGAGCTTCATGCCTACATGAAGGGCGGCAAGCCCTGCGCCGTGCTCCACGACAGCCCGGAACTGAAAGCCGCCCGTGCCAAGCTCCACGCCTACCTTGCGCCCCACGCCCCTGAGAAGCCCATCCCGGCGGGCCGTCCGGTGCGTCTGCTGGTCAAGTGGATGTTCCCCGCCGAGGGCCGCCCGGACGGCAGCTGGCGCACTTCCAAGCCCGACACTGACAATCTGGAAAAAGCCCTCAAGGACGAGATGACCCGCCTGCACTTCTGGCACGACGACGCCCAGGTGTGCAGCGAGATCGTCGAGAAGTTCTGGGCCGACATCTGCGGCGTGTTCGTGCAGGTGGAGGAGCTGGCATGACCTACGAGGAAAAGATAAGCTGGCTCTCCCGCTATCGGGAAGCCGAAAAGCTCTACCAGCGGCTCTCCTACCGGCTGGCAGAGGCGCAGGAAGCCACCCGGCACATCACCCAGAACCTCAGCGCTGCGCCGGGCGGCAGCAAGGATGGGCAGAGCCTCGCCCGGGCAGTAGAGCGTGAAGAAGAAGCCGAACGCCGTGCCTACGCACAGCTGGCCATCTGTGATGCTCTGTTTGAGGAAATTGATGCTGTGCTCCTTCAACTGGACAACAAAGCTTACTGCGCCCTACGAAAATACTTTCTGAACTGCCAGACATGGGAACAGGTAGCCCATGATATGAATGTCTCTACGCGAAGAATCTACTTTCTCCGACAGCGAGCTATCGAGCAGTTGGAAGTTTGAAAAAGTGCAGTGTCTGTTCATTGTAGGGTCATTCTGAAATGTGCTAAAATAGTACCATCGGCAGAGCCGGAAAGGCCACCCGATATACGCAGCCTCCGAAACTTTTCCTCCATCATGATGAATTGCTCCTTTGGACTTTTTGCTGCTTGACAGGCATTTTTCTCCTTCTTGAGCTTTCTGAGGCTGCTTCATTCCCTGCACAGAAATGTGCGGGGATTTTTATGCAGCCGTAGCTCAGCCGCGAGAGCGCTGGCGTGACCAGACGGACGGAGGGCCGCACCCTCCCGGCTGCTCCAACTTTTTTGCAAGAGAGGTGGTGAGGATGACCGACAAGCAGGAGCGTTTCTGCGAGGAATACATGATAGACCTGAACGCGACCCAAGCGGCCATCCGCGCCGGATATTCCCCAGCAAGTGCCAAGACCGTGGGGCCGCGATTGTTGGAGAATGTTGGAGTTCAGAAGCTCATCGCCCAGCTTCAGGCTGAGCAGAGTCGCCGCACCGGTGTATCTACTGACCGGGTGGTGCGCGAGCTGGCAAAGATTGCATTCGTCAACGCCGCTGACCTCATCGACCCCAAGACCGCCTCTCTCAAATCCGATGCCAGTCACGATGACCTTGCCGCTGTGCAGTCAGTCAAGGTCAAGATGTTCGGCAAGGATGGGCTTGAGCAGGAAGTGAAGCTGGCCGACAAGCTCCGCGCGCTCGATCTGCTGGGCAAGCACCTCGGGATGTACAAAGACACTTCCGAGAAAGACCCCACCGCCCAGCAAAACGAGATGCAGTCTCTGGCCGACCTGCTGCAGCATCCCCTGCCCGACCGCAACATCAAGGACTTCGAGACATGAACATCCCCGCCCCTTTTTCTCAAAACCAGACCCGCTTTTTCTGGAACTGCTTCGACCACTGGCTCAACGTGGCCGAGGGCGGCAAGCGCGGCGGCAAAAATGTGCTTATCACCATGGCCTACTGCACCATCCTCGAAAAGCACCCCAGCCGCATCCACCTCATCGCGGGCGTGTCCACGGCCACCGCGCGGCTCAACATTCTGGACTGCGACGGCTTCGGCATGAAGAACTACTTCGAGGGCCGCTGCCGTGAGGGTGTGTACCAGAACCGCGATTGCCTTTATATCCAAACGCTCACCGGCGAGAAAGTCGTGCTTGTCTCCGGCGGCGGCAAAGCCGGAGATGAAAAGCTCATCAAGGGCAACACCTACGGCACCGCCTACATCACCGAGGTGAACGAGTGCAGCGAGGTTTTTATCCAGGAGGTATTCGACCGCACTCTTTCCAGCCCCGACCGCAAGATATTCCACGACCTGAACCCCAAGGCCGAGGGCCACTGGTATTACCGGTCGGTGCTCAATTTTCACGAGGAAAAACAAAAAGCCGACCCGGCCTATGGCCTCAACTACGGCCACTTCACCATCGCTGACAACATGAGCCTCTCAGACGCCCAACTCCGCGCCGTGCTGGCCACCTACGACCGCAAGAGAATCTGGTATGCCCGGGACATTCTGGGCCAGCGCAAGGCCGCTGAGGGGCTCATCTACGATATGTTCGACCTCAGCGCCAACGTCTACACCGATGCCGAGCGGCCTGTGGGGATGCAATCCCTCTCCACCCGGACCATTACCGTGGACTATGGCACCCTGAATGCCTGCACTTATCTCGACACCTATGACGACGGCGAGACTATCCGCATCGACCGCGAATACCGCTGGGACGGACGCAAGGAGCGCCGTCAGAAGACCGACGAGGAATATGCCGACGACTTCATGGCCTTTATGGGCAACACCCCCTGCGCGGCCTATGTAGACCCTTCGGCGGCGTCCTTCATTGCCGCCCTGCGCCAGCGCGGCGTTTATGTTCTGGACGCTAACAACGATGTCCTGAACGGGATCCGCCGGTGCAGCACCCTTTTCTCCCGGCGTCGGCTGTTGGTCAATGCATCCTGCACCGGTCTAATCGACGAGCTGGGGCTTTACCGCTGGGATGACAAGGCCGCGCTGCTGGGCGTCGAAAAGCCCGTCAAGGAAAACGACCACGGCCCGGACGCCGTCCGCTACTACATCAATTCCCTGCCTGATTGGAGGTTTGAATAAGTGTCCAGACGCCGCAAGAACAGCCCCGCCGGGGGCGCACAACAGAATATCCCGGTCATGGACGCTTTCTCCAACCCGCTGTTCCGGCTGGGCTATGGCTCCCAGAGCCCGCTCGAGGCCACCGACTACCCGCTCACCCGGATGACCAGCAACTACGCTTTGCTGAACAGCCTGTACCGCAGCAACTGGGTGGTTCAGAATGTAGTCGGCCTGATGGTGGATGATATGCTCCGTGAGTGGTACAGCCTCAAGAGCGCTTCTCCTGAGCAGTGCAAGGCTATCCAGAGCGTCGAGCGCACCACCAAACTGCGCGACCGCATCAGCACCGGCCTCAAGTGGGGCAGGCTCTACGGCGGCGCAGCGGGACTCATCCTCATCGACGGGCAGGAAGACTTATCTCAGCCCCTCGACATGGACGCCGTTCTCCCGGGCAGCTTCCGGGGACTGTACATCCTCGACCGCTGGCAGGGCATCAGCCCGGATGCAGCGCTCACCTTCGAGGGCGGCGAGCTGGTGCCTGCCTCTTATAGCATCTCCGACGCCGCAGGCCACACCGCCGCCCGGGTGCATCACTCCCGGCTGGTGCGCTTCACCGGGCGGGAGCTGCCCGATCTCGAGCGGCAGGCAGAGCTTTACTGGGGTGAATCCGAGGTGGAGGCTCTGTACAAAGACGTCGTTGCCCACGACAACGTGTCGGCCAACATGGCCGCTCTGACCTTTCAGGCCAACATCAACACGATGGAGGTCAAGGGTCTGGAACAGCTGCTCTCCCTGTCCAGCCCGGACGTGCAGAAGCGCTTCTGGAACACCATGCAGGCCCAGAGCGTCCTCCGCTCCAACTTCGGCGTTCAGCTGGTGGAGCAGGGCAACAAGATGACGAACACACAGTACACCTTCACCGGCCTGCAGGAGGTGTACGAGAGTATGTGCCTCAACCTCTGCGGTGCGAGTCACTACCCCATGACCAAGCTGTTTGGCCGCTCCCCCGCCGGGATGAACGCCACCGGCGAGAGCGATTTGAAGAACTACTACGACTATGTGGACACCCTGCGGGAAAGCAAGCTCCGGCCCATTCTGGACAAGCTGCTTCCTGTAGTGGCCCGGAGCGCAGGCATCGAGGCACTGGATTTTGAGATTTCCTTTCCTCCTCTCTGGACGCCCACCGCCAGCGAGACGGCCAGCATCGCCAAGCAGAAGACCGAGGTCATCGTCTCGACGTTCCAGGCCGGTCTGCTGGATGCAGGGGTCGCCATACAGGAGCTGAAGAAACTCGAAGATGAGACCGGCCTGTTCGGCTCTCTCACCGACCAGCTCATCGCAGCCGCAAAGGGCAAGACCTATCAGGATGTCACTGCCATGCGCGACCCGCTGGCAGGGCTGCTGGATACGCCCGCATCGGACATTCCCACCGGCGACGCTCTGACACAGGACTTTAACCCCTATCATGATTCTTCCAACGGGCGCTTTACAGGTAAGGGCGGAAGCGGTACAATAGGAAAAACGAAGTACGCCCCCTCTCCTCAGCGTGGCAAGAGCAAGATACAGCTCAAGCCCAAGACCTATACCCGGCTTACCGGCGTGCTGAACACCCGCTATCCGGGACTGAAAGAGGGGGACGTTCGTACTATCCGTGATGCAAAGCGTCAGTATACGGTCAAAGCTGATGGATACGGCGGATTTGAATTGCTGAACATCTACCCCATAAAGTAGGAGAAGTCATATGGAAGAGAAATTGCGAGCGTTTCTTCAGAGATACATCGGCCAAGGTGAACTTAAGAAAGACCATGTGCAGGAAGATGATGTTGATATGTTAGTTTACGCCGCAGTTATCGACGGTATCGAGCAGGACATTATCGACTATGGTACTGAGCACCCCGATGCCCCTTTCTGGGATTTTCTCAAGATGCTGAAACCGGGACTTCATGGCATCACACAAGAAGAACTCGACGCCGACGAATAACTCACACACCACGATGCACACCGCACCGTGGTTTTCTTTTACCCATTTTTTTGGAGGACCCCGACTATGCCCCATCTTGCCCGCGCATCCCCTGAGCGGGAGCTTTCGCACCTCATCCGGCTCTACCTCAAGGCCGAAACGGACATCATCAACGAGATCGGACGCCTGCGAAGTCAGGGTCTGGTAGATTACCACGCGGTGGCCGCGCTGGAACGGGTGCAGGCGATCCTTCGCCAGCTGGAAAGCGACGAGTGGGAATATGTGCCGAGGCTCGTGGAGTCTCATTTCTATGTGCATCATCCCGAAGCCCGGGCCATCCCCGGCGAGAGCATCGAGAAGCACCGCGCGGCCTATCTCAACGCACAGGCCCTCACCAGCACCCAGACCGACATCGTCCAGCGGCTCACCATGAATCTGATGGGCCAGCTGACCGACGGAAACATGACCGTGCTGGCGGGTTTACAAAGCGTTCTGCTGGGCCGCGTGGAGCCGGACATCTACCGCCGGGTGGGCCTCGAGCAGGTGGCCGCACAGCAGGCCGTGGGTCGGGGCATCAACCAGAGCGTCCCCGCTTTTGTGGAGGCACTGCACCGAGAGGGCGTCACCGCTTTTACCGACGCGGCGGGCCGAAAGTGGAGTCTGCACACCTACGCCACGATGGTCTCCCGCACCACCTCACGGCAGGCTGAGATATTGTCTGTGGTAACGCAGGACGCCGGGCAGGATTTGTATCAAATCACTGCTCACGGCACCACCTGCCGCCTCTGCGCCCCCTACGAGGGCCGTGTTTACAGCAAGAGCGGCACAGACCCCAGCTTCCCGCCCCTGTCCGATGCCTTCGGCAAAATCGACCCCGCCGGGCCGGACGACTTGAGCAACAGCTGGCTCAACATCCATCCCAACTGCCTGCACGCGCTCCGCGCATGGACGTCCGCAGGACGCACCCCCGCCGAGCTGGAACGCATCAGGCGCTTTTCCAGCCCCAAAACGAATCCCTACACCCGCGACCCCCGCACCAAGGCCCAGATCGACGCCTACCGCAAAAAAGAACAGGCCCGCTCCAAATGGCTGCGGGACTACCGCCAGTGGGAGCGCTACCGCGCCGCGCTGGGCGACGAAATCCCAAGGACCTTCGCCACCTTCCAGAAGCACAAGCAGGCCGGGAGCGAAAAATATCAGCGGTGGGTCAGCGCCTACCGCAGCCGTCAAACCTAACTGAGCACGATGCAGATGCACCGTGCTTTTCTTTTGCCCATTTTCAGGAGGTGATGCCCCTTGATTGCCTATTATGGCAGCACGATCAGCAAACACATGACCCAGACGCCCGAAGGCTTCCTCATTTGCCGGGATGTGCCTATTGCACGCATCGGCACGCAGGGCTACCTCGCCCGAGAGCTGGGGCTGGACGGCGAACCTGACCGGCCCGTGACCGTGGAGCGCCGCCCGGAGGACGTCTTCGACCCTGCCGCTATTGCCAGCTTCGAGGGGAAAGACGTCACCTACACCCACCCGCCCGAGATGCTGGCACCGGAAAATCAGAGTTCCTATTCCAAGGGCCACGCGGAGAACGTGCGCCGGGAAGGCGACTTTCTGGTGGCCGACCTGCACCTCAAGGACCCCACCCTCATTTCCGAGGTACGGAACGGCATCCTGCGGGAAGTATCCTGCGGTTATCTCTGCGACTACACCCCCAGCGGGGCCGGATACCGCCAGACCAACATTCGCGGCAACCATATCGCCATCGTCCCCCGTGGGCGCGCTGGTCATGATGTTGCAATAAAAGACAGTGCCGCCGGGCTTCCGGCGGAGAAAGGAAAGGTAAAACACATGAGCAAAAACAAGAGCCTGCTTTCCCTGTTCGGCTTGGCGTCCAAGGACGCGACCCCCGAACAGCTGGACAATCTGGTCGAGACCGCAGCCGCAGCGCTGGACGCCGACCCCGCCGCACCGGCGCAGGAGGCAGCACCCGCTGAGGACAATGCCCCTCCCACGGCCAATACGCAGGAGAATCCCCTCATTGCCGCCCTGAACAGTATCTCCGCCAAGCTCGACAAGCTGCTGGCCGAGAAAGAGGCCCCTGCCGCCGATGAGGGCGCAGACATCGACAAGGCTATCTCGGAATTGTCCGGCGAGGGTGGCGAGAAAGAGACTGCGGATGCTGCTGCACCGGCTGTCAGCGTCAAAATCGATGACAGTGGTTTGTCCTTGCTGAAAGCTATGCGCCCGCTCATCAACGGCGTGCAGGACAAAGCCACCCGCGATGCCCTCTCCAAGACCCTCATCGAGCAGGTCAAGGGCCAGAGCGCCGTGGAGGCCATTGCCCACGCCGCACAGGACGCCGCCGCTGCCGCCGCAAGCACTTCCGGCAAAAACAGATACGAGCAGCTGTGCGAGGCTTCCCAGAACGCCTACGACAGCCGCAACCCCCACATGAAGAAGGAGGTCTGATTATGTCTCTCAACACTCAGGTCATCGGCAAGACCATGCCCCACGGCTTCGCCGGCTCCTACGCCCGCCAGCCCGATATGATCGTTAACACCCGCCCGGCAGGCGGCAAGGTCAACATCCCCTTCGGCACCGCACTCATGTATGAGGGCGGCAAGGTCGTCGTCATGAGCGGCACCGGCACCACTGCCAACAAATTCGCCGGCGTGGCAGGAAGCGAGATCAAGAGCGCCCTTTCCTACACCGACCAGAACACCGGCGTCTATGCTCCCGGCGACGCCTGCAGTGTGTTCCAGCGTGGCAGCATCAATGTGCTGTGCCAGCGCGGTGCGCCCGCTCTCGGCGGCGACGTTTACGTCCGCATCGCGGCGACTGCCGACTATCCCACCGTCCTCGTGGGCGGCTTTGAGGCTGCTGCGGACGACAAGACCGCCGGTAACACCATCAAACTGCCCAACTGCCAGTGGGGCGGCGCAGCAGATACGAACGGTGTGGCCGAGCTGGTCATCCTCACCCGTGCAAATGCCTAAAAGGAGGGCGATTCTATGGCAAATTTCCAGAACGTCGGCACCACCAATGCCGGTATCTTCACTCTCGGCGGCTCCGCAATGGGCGGTGCGCCCTCTGGCGTCCCCATGATGGATGCCGCAGCCATCCAGAGCGGCGGCGCATTCCTCACCAGTGAGCTCGAAAAGCGCGACCCTCTCATCCGCAAGCCCCTTACCAGTGTCACCTATCCCCGCGATATTCCCGTCAAGGTGGGCGGCGGCTGGGTCGATTACGTTTCGGCCATGTCTGTCGCCTACGGCATTGCAAATGGCTCTGGTGATTCTGCCGTCACCGGCGGTGGTGCCAACGGCGTACCTCTCGTGCAGGCATCTGTCAGCAAGGGCGCATTCAAGGCGCATGTCTTCGCCACTGCCCTGCGGGTCATGTTCCAGGATATGCAGCGCGCCAACGGCATCGGCCGCAGCCTCGACCAGCTGCTGCAGGAGGGCATCCGCCTGACCTATGATAAGCATATGGACGCCAACGTCTACGTCGGCTTCGAGCAGTACGGCACCACCGGTCTGGTCAACAACGCCGATGTCGTCGAGACCGCTGCGGTCGCCTCGGGTACCGGCGGCTCCACCAAGTGGGCCGACAAGATCCCGAAGCAGATCCTGGAAGACATCAATAACGCCATCACCGCTGTCTGGGCCGCCAGCGAGTACGACGAGGACGCCATCCCCAACCACATCCTCATTCCCTACGAGCAGTACAGCTACATCACCACCACGATGCTCAGTGAGCTTGGCACCGAGACCATCTACGACTTCCTGAAGAAGCACAACGTAGCCGCAAACCGCGGCGTGGAGCTGGTCATCGCCCCCACCCGCTGGGTCAAGGGCGCTGGCACCTCCGGCGGCGACCGCATGGTAGTCTATGTCAGCAAGGAACGCTTCCTCAAGATGGATGAGCTGGTCCCTCTCTCCCGCATCATGAGCGCCCCCAACGTCACCAACATCTGCTATGACACTGCCTACATGGCAAACATCTCCGAGGTCCAGCTGATGTACGGCACCACCATGCTGTATGTGGACGGCATCTGAGAAAGGAGTATTCCTATGTTTGTTCTCGCCAAGCGCAACATCATCATCCCCAGCACCGAGCCCGGCATTCAGCCTGTGGCCTTGAAAAAGGACGGCTTCGCCGATGTTCCCGAGTGGGCAGAGTACAGCCCCTATTTTCAGGCTCTCGTAAACGACGGCAAGCTCATCGTCACCGACCACAGCGACAAATCCACGCAGGCCGCCGCCGACAAGAAGCTCAAACCCCGGCGCGGAAAGGCAGACGAAGTCCCCGCAGAAGCGGCAGAAGCCGTCCCGGAGGCCTGATATGTGCGGCGCACAGTTTTCCGGCATCCGAGCAGCAGCCGCAGACCTCGGCCAGAGCGTGGGCAGCTACACCGCTGCACAGTTCAAGGAAGAGTATCCGCAATTCTGTGATGCCGACGGGAAATGCTTTCTACCGGACGTGCAGCTCGATGAGTTGGTGAAGATGGCGAACGCCAGCATCCAGCCGGACAAATGGCTGGACAGCTGGCACTATGCCGTGGGCCTGTATGTTGCCCACTACGTCATCCTTTTCCTGCGCACTTACAGTGAAAGCTCTCCCACCGCCGCACAGGCTGCAGCCTCCGGCGCTCTCGTGGGTGTGGTCAAATCGGCCACGCTGGGCGACAGCTCCGTGACTTACGACACCGCCGCCTTGACAGCAGGCACGGAGAGCTGGGGCGATTTGAACGCCACCACCTACGGCCAGATGCTGGCCAACCGGGCCAAGCTCATCGGTGCAGCCGGCTCTTATGTGATTTGAGGTGATGCAGATGAACTGGAACGACTGGTACACCGACACGATGGACGTCTTCCGCAACGCGCCGAACAAGACCGGCAGCCTGACCCGGATGGAGCGCCAGCAGGTACTCACCGGCATCCCCTGCCGGGTCTATACCGTACAGCCCAAAGGCCCTGCCATGAGCCAGACCGCTGCCAGTGTCTCCCAGACGGACAAGCTGGCCTGCGCACTGGACGCAGACGTCCGGGCCGGGGATGAATTGCTCGTCCATCGCGGCGCACGGCTGGGAAAGAGCTTTCAGGACTCCCGGTATTTTGCCGGAGAGCCTGCGCTTTATCCTGAGCCGTTCGGCGCGGTACTGCCCGGGCTGGCACACCGGGAGGTTTCGCTGTTGAAACAGGAGCTTGTGAAATGACGCTGGACGAACACATCCGGCAGCTGGAAGCGATTCAGGCCGACTTGCCCGGGATGCTGTCTGACACTGCGAAGAACGCCACTCTCCGGGCCGTCGAGGCGGCACAGGATAAAACTCCGCCCACCGCAGACAGCCTCGGCGGCACCAATGCCCGCACAGGCGAGCTCAAGCAGCACTGGGCGGCTGACAGCCGCGTTCAGCCGCAGCATCAGGATGGGCAGTATGTCACCGAGCTGAACAACGATATGGAATATGCCTCCTACGTCAACGACGGTCACCGGATGGACAAGCACTTTGTCCCCGGCCTGTACCTCAACGAAACCTCCGGCCTGCTGGAATATGACCCTGGCAAGCGCGGCGAAGCGGGTATGATGGTCGGCACCAAGACAAAATACGTCGAGGGCCTGCACATGACCGATGCTGCCACAGAGGCTTACAAGCAGACCGTCAAGACGGAGGCCGACGCTCTCTGCCGACGCATCGAGGAGGCACTGAAATGAATTTCACCCTGACCGCTCTTGCCGAGTCGCTGGCCGCATATCTTGCGCCGGTACTTCCCGGCGTCCAGATGCTGGAAGACCCTGCCCAGCAGGGTGTGCAGCCGCCCTGTATGTTTATCCAGCAGAGAGGCGAAAGCCGCATCACAACCCTGCCCGGCGGGTATTTCCAGCGCACTATCCCCTTGGACCTGACCTACCTGCAGGAATATAACCTGTCCGACCTGCGGCAGCGGTACAACGCCGCTGCAGAAACCCTCGATTTCTGCATGGACACATTCCCCTATTCCGACGGCAGCGGTGAGACGAAACTGTTGCGCGCCTACGACCGCACCGCCGACATCGACGACGAGGTCCTGCACTACAAATTCGAACTCCGTGTCTTTGTGGAAAAGCCCGTGGAGACGGTGAAAATGCAGACCCAGACTGTGAATCAGAAGGTAGATACATGAAAAAAGAAGAGATTCGGTACTGCCGCGACATCCTGCTGAAAGACCCGCGCTTTGCGGGATACCAGAAGGATTTTCTCGCGGCTGTCCTCAACAAACCGTTTTACACCCTCGCGGAGGCCGAAGCCGCCGTGAAGGATTTCTGGAAGGAGTGATCTTATGGCAGCAGGCGGCACTTTTACTGTGCAGAACAAAACCCGTCCCGGTATTTATTTCCGCTTCCGCTCGCAGAATGGCCAGAGCCTGGCCATCGGCGACCGGGGCATTGTCACCATCCCCGAAGCCCTGAGCTGGGGGCCGACCGCACAGGTCATAGAGCTGGATTCCGGGGCCGACCCGGTGCCTTTTACCGGTTACGACCTCACCGCCGCGCAGAGCCGTTTCCTCAACGAGATCTTCAAGGGCAGCAATCGCACTGCCCCGCCCCGCAAGGTGCTGCTCTATCGCCTGTCGGCCAGCGGCAGCGCAAAGGCATCCGCTCTCATCGACCCGTTGACGGCCACCGCAAAATATGCCGGCATCCGTGGCAACGACATCACTGTCATCGTGACCGCACTCTCCTCCCCGGAGGACTCTTTCGAGGTTTCCACCGTCGTGGATGGTGAAGTCAAGGACACCCAGACCGCCCAGACCGTGGAAGACCTCATCGCGAACGACTGGGCGGAATGGAGCGGCACCGGCAAGCTGACCGCCACCATCGGCGCCACTCTGACCGGCGGTGCAGACGGCACGGTGGCCCCCTCCGCCTACAGTGCCTTTGTCACAGCCATCGAGCCTTATAAGTTCGACTCGCTCATCTACGACGGCACCGACAGCACGGTGCGGGACGCGATGGAGCGCTTTATCAAGCGGGTCAACACCGAGACCGGCACCTTCTGCCAGCTGGTGGAATCCGGCGCATCCGGCCCGGACAGCCGCTTCATCATCAATGTGGGGAACGGCGTCGTCCTGAGCGACGGCACCACCCTCACGGCTGCGCAGACCTGCTGGTGGGCAGGCGGTGTCGCTTCCGGCGCGACCTACGCCGAAGACCTGACAAATGCCGTCTATCCGAATGCTGTGGACGTCTCTCCCCGGCTGACCCACAGCCAGTATGTGGAGGCCATCAACAAGGGGCAGTTCGTCTTCAATGTGGATGACGGCACCGTCCGTGTCGAGTATGACCTTGACTCACTCACCACCTTCACCACTGACATCGGCGAAGTCTACCGTTATAACCGCACCATGCGGCTGTGCAATACCATCGCCAACGACCTGCGCGCCCAGTTCGCCCAGAATTTCATGGGCATTGTGGACAACACCGAAGACGGCCGCCGTCAGTACAAGAGCGCCATCGTGAAGTATCTGACCCAGCTGCAGGCATCCGGCGGTATCCAGAATTTTGATGCTGAAAACGATGTCATCGTCGAGAAGGGCGAAGCCAAGGACGCTGTGCTCATCACACTGGCCATCGAGGCCGTGGGCAGCACCAACAAGATCTATATCACGCTGGAAGTTGCATAAGGAGGCCGACAGATGAGTTATTTACTCGCACAGGACACCATAAACGGTGCCGAGGGCAAGATCACTATCACCCGCAGCGGCCGCATTCTGGAAATTTGCGGCATGAAAAACATCAAGACCATCGCGGGCATCCAGACTACCGATATGAAGACCATCGGCACCCGCAAGGTGCAGTCCAAGACCAATGGTGTCAAGCAGACCGGCACCGGCAACGTCTATTTTGGCTCAAATGGTTCCAATCTGTTCGTTGATATGGTGCTCCACTACATCAACGACGGTGTGCAGGACGTCTTCGACATCACCATCACCAACGAAGACCCTGCATCCAGCGTCGGCGCGCAGGTAATGGGCTACTATGGCTGTGTTCTCACCGGTGACATCCCGCTTTCCATCCTCGATTCCGAAGAGGCAATGCTGAATTACGACTTCAATTTCAGCTATACCGACGTCCAGCGTCTGGAAGCATTCAAAGACCCTGCCAATCTGGGCAGCTGATTTCAGGAGGTAATTTTTATGAGCGCACTTTCTGCATTTCTGAACCCCACCGTCACCACCGAGGAAAAGGAGCTCATCGTCTCCAAACGCTTCCTCGACGAAAAGGGCAAACCCGCCCCCTTCCGCATCCGCTCTCTGACGCAGGAAGAAAATTCCGCCTGCAGCAAAGCTGCCACCCGGAACATCAAAGTGAACGGCGGTTATCAGGAAAAAGTCAACCAGAACGAGTACATCAGCCGCATCATCGTGGCCGCAACGCTCGAGCCTGACTTTGCCAGCGCTGAGGTGTGTGAGCATTTCGGCACCAAAGACCCCATTCAGGTCCCCGGCAAGATGCTCCTCGCGGGCGAGTTCGCCAAGCTCTCCGCCGCCATCCTGGAACTGTCCGGCTTCGAGCAGAACCTCGACGACGAAGCAAAAAACTGATCACCGGAGACCGCTGGGATGTCGAAGTTCTGGTAGCTTACTACTGCTTCGTCAATCTCGGCTGGACTCCGGGACGATATGATGCTCTTCCCGAGCGGGAAAAGGCTCTGGTCCGTCAGTTTGCCATTCACGCAATGGAGAAAAAAGCCAAAGAAGAGCAGCAGATGAAGGAGGTGAAATGACCGGATGGGAAAGATACATAATGTTTTCTCTCTGGAAGACCGTTTTTCCTCCACCTTTGGCCGTTATCTTCAGCTGGCACAGCAGGCATCCGGGCAGACACTCACGGCAAAGGCAGCTGCACAGATCTACAGCGTTTCGGTGCAGACAGAAGCGGCCAATATGGCACAGGCCGCACAGATGGCCTCTGTCCAGCAGCAGACAGCAGTGCAGGCTGCCGCAGCTTCTTCCCAACAGACAGCCGCCGTACACACTCAGGCCGCAGAGGAAGTTATCCGCACACAGCAGCAGCTCTCTACCGCGCAGCAGGAAGCCGCCACTGCCGTCACCCGTCACAGCGAAGCTCTGAAATCCGCCGAGGCATCCGCCCGGAATTATCAATCCGTTCTGGGCAGCATCGAACGGCAGGTCATCAAGGCCAATGCACGTTTTGACGCACTTTATGAGCAAGAACAGGCACTTATCGCTGCCGAAGAGCAGACCACCGCCGCATTCAAAAAGCTGGATGCTCAGCTCGATAAACAGGGTGCCAGCGTCCGTTCCCTCGAAGCCCAGCAGGCGGCTCTTACCCAGAAATACAATGCCGCTGCTGCCGCAGTCCAGAACGAAACCGCTGCTCTTTCGAGAGCACAGGCTGCACAGACGCAGGCCGCTCAGGCGGCGACTTCAGCAGCATCTGCCGCACAAGAGTTGGCATCCGCACAGACTGACGCAGCGGAAGCTTCCGGGCAGGCCGCATCTGCCATGCGGCAGGCTTCCGACGCGGCGGAACAGGCTGCATCTGCCGCCGGGCGGGCCGCTGATACCGCCGATCAGGCTACGGCGGCGGCCAAACGCGCCTCCAACGCTAACCGGGAGTTCGAGGACAGCAGCGGTCTCGCCGCAAAAGCTGCAAACTCGCTGACTCAGGAGCTGAAGAAGCTCGTGGGCGGCTATCTGGGCATCCAGACGCTCAAAAAGGCAGCAGACCTGTCCGACACGCTTGTTTCCACCCGCACCCGGCTCGACCAGATGAATGACGGCCTGCAGACCACCGCAAAGCTGGAAACCATGATCTATCAGGCAGCGCAGAACTCGCGCGGCAGTTTCGTGGATACACTGGGGCTCGTCTCTCAGCTTGGCACAATGGCCGGCAGTGCGTTCGACAACACACAGGAAGTCGTTCTCTTTGCCGAGCAGCTGAACAAAAAGCTGGCCCTTTCCGGCGCGTTCGGCATGGCGGCACAGGCCGCTATCCTTCAGCTGGAACAGGGCCTTGCCTCCGGTGTGCTGCGGGGCGACGAACTGAACAGCGTGATGGAGCAGACGCCCGCCCTTGCCAAAACCATCGCCGACTACCTGCAGGTCAGCATCGGCGATCTGCGCACGATGGGTTCTGAGGGCAAGATCACCGCCGCTATTGTGAAAAACGCCCTCTTCTCTGCCGCTGAAGAAACGAATGCTGCATTTGAAAAAACGCCTATGACATGGGCGCAGGTCTGGACGACGGTAACGAACATCGCGGTCCGGGCGCTGGACCCGCTACTGTCGGGCATCAACTGGGTGGCGAACAACATCGACACACTTGCGCCCATCGTGCTGGCCACCGGATCCGCTTTTGGTGTCATGCTCATCGCCGCCAACTGGACAAACATCCTCACCTTTGCGACCCAGAAAGCAGCCGCCGCCCAAGCTTTTCTGAATGCTGTTATGGCGGCAAATCCAGCTGCACTTGCAGCGGCCGGCGTTTTGCTTTTGGTGGGCGCATTGTACGGCGGTGTTGCCATTATGAACCACTTTGCAGACACCAGCGTTTCGGCTACCGGCATCATAGCCGGGTCGTTCGCTGTTATGGGGGCATTTGTCTACAACAGCACTCTTGTTCCTTTGCAGAACGGATTTGCCATGTTCGTGAACTTCCTCGGCAATGCGTTTAATAATCCCACTGCCGCCGTGAAGATACTGTTCTACGATATGGCCATCACCGTCATGCAGTATCTCCAAAATATTGCAGGAGCGCTGGAAGGTCTCGTCAACATGGTCCCGGGCGTTACAGTCGATTTGACCAGCGGCCTCGATTCGTGGGTCACAAAGCTCAACCGTGACCGCCAGTATGAAAAATGGGCCAGCGGTTACACCGAATATGTCACTCCGTGGGAAAACATGGACCTCAGCAAAGCCTACACGAAGGGTTATAACTGGGGCGCAGATCTGAGCTTTTCCGACCTGTTCTCAGGACTGCTCGGCAATGGTATGGGAGACCTTGCCATTCCTCAGGCCGCCAACATCAATGATCTGCTGAAAAACATCGACAAGAACACCAGCAAAATCGCTAAAACGGTCGATATGTCCGACGAGCAGATAAAGATGCTGGTAGACGTGGCCGAACGCAAATACGTCAACAACATCAACCTGACCTCGCAGACGCCCATGATCACCATCAAAGGCCAGAACACCGGCGACACAGAGCAGGATGCCCGGAATGTGGCAGAGATTCTCCGTGATACCCTGCTCGAACTGCGCAGCGCCGGGAGCACTGTCACCGTGAATTAAGGAGAAACAGATGCCCAAATACAAGCTTTATTTTTCCCGCGACTCTACCGTCCTTGCGCTGCCCATCAACCCGGAAAAGCTGCCGGAGACGATTTCCGCCGACAACGGAAAATACAGCGTGCTGGGCCTTGGTCAAATCATGCAGCCTCGCACGCCTGACCTTCGCATCGTTTCCATCTCCGGTCTGCTGCCGGGCAGACGTCTCCCGGGGCAAACCGGCATCCATCTGCCGCCGGCAGTCTACATGGACTTCTTCACCAGCGCGATGAAGAAAAGGGTCCCCATCGTCTACACTCCCGTCCGCGTTTATGAAAACGGCCTCCCCTTTCTTGGGCCGAGTCTGGGCTTTCCCTGTCTGGTCACAAGATTTAAGACCGAGGAGCGCGGCGGTGAGACCGGCGACTTTTATTTTGATTTGAGCCTTTCGGAATACCGCGATTTCTCCCCGCAGAGAGCCGTTGTGCAGGGCGAAGGCCAGACCGGCACTTTCACCCCAGCCACAACGCCTGAGCGAACTGCAGCCCGTGCCATCGCGGCTGCATCCGCCATCAGCACTGTCACCTCTGCTGCCAGCACCGTCCGCCTCACCCTGACTCCGACCCGAAGCACCCCCTCCGACCGGCTGGTGGTAAACGCCCGGCGGAAGGTCAGCGGCAGCTATTACGCCGCCAGCGACGGCGCAGAGCCTCTGGGCAGTGTCCACGGCTTGCTCATCACCGTCCGGCGCATCGCCAGCCATGCCAAGCCCTGCCGCGTCTGCGTCGCAGATGCAAACGGTGACGTGCTGGGCTGGATGGCTGAGGCCGACCTGCAGGAGGCCGACGGATGAGTTACGAACTTCTTGTGGGCCGCAAGACGCCCGGCGACACCCTGAACCTGACCCGCTGCACCACACAGGCCGTCTGGACGACCCAGCGCACCGGACAGCCGGGCAAATTCACCTTCACCTATCTGCGCACTCCGGCCTCCAAAATTGAGGAGGGCGACGTGGTGCGTTTCTCGGTAGACGGACAGCTGCAATTTTACGGCTGGGTCTTTACCCGAGGCTTCGACCGCTGGGGTCCGGTGGACGTGGTCTGCTATGACCGTCTGCGCTACCTCAAGGCGAACGCCAGCTACTCGTTCTATGCCCAGAGCGCAGCTGACATCATCAAACAGATCGCCGAAGACCTCGAGCTGGATGTGGGAGAGCTGGCCGACACTGGCTACAGGCTCCCCTCCCTCATCATGCAGGATAAAAGCTGCATCGACATCATCAACACTGCCGTCCAGAAGACCTTGCTGAACACCGGCAGGGTCTTCGTCTTCTACGACTCCGGCGACGGCCTCGCGCTGAAAGAAGCAAAAGACCTCAAGACGGACATCGTCATCGGTGATCACAGCCTCATGACCAACTACACCTTTGACTCCTCCATCGACTCCCAGACTTACAACAGCGTCAAGATCGCCCGGCCCAACAAAGAGACCGGCAAGGCAGATGTTTTCATCATGAAGGACTCAGAGACCATCGGGAAATGGGGCCTGCTGCAGCTCTATCAGAAAGTTGACGAAGCCGCCAACGATGCCCAGTGTCAGGAACAGGCCCGCGTGAGCCTCGAGTATTATGACCGGGTACTACAACAGCTCAAGTTCTCGGCGCTGGGCGTTCCCAGCCTGCGGGCGGGGGCATTGTTGCTGGTGAACCTGTCCGACTTGGATGGTGAGCCCTTCAAGCGCTACGTCATGCTGGAAAAGGCAGAACATACCTTCAAGAACGACGCGCACACGATGGAACTGGAAGCAAAAGCTCTGTGAAGGAGAAAAACCTATGGATCTTTTGGAATTATTGCAGACTATCACCCGCGAGGCCTATGACGCAAGCCAGCCCACCGACCTGCAGATCGGCACGGTGGTGAAGGCTCCGCCGGACGACGAGCTTGAGATACGTATCAGCGAGGCGATGGCGCCCTTGAAAAGTGCAGTGCTTTATCTCGCAGAACCGGTCATTGAAAAGAAGCTCCCGCTGCTGAAGCACCGGCACAAATTTCCCCACACCCATGTCGGTGTGCATGGCCCGACTCAACCTCCGACTCCGAGCGAGTACACCGAATACTCCACCCTTTCCGAGGCTTCTTCCGGCGATGTGCAGACCGAGGACATCAAAGGATGGGAAGACGGCAAGGTACTTCCGCTGAGCAAGGACGGCAAATATATCATCCTGAACCGGGCGTTGGAAGTTGGCGATAAGGTGCTTCTGCTCCGCGTCCAGAGCGGGCAGAAGTTTATCGTGCTTTCACGCGTCTTCGGAGGTGATAACTAAATGGCCGTTCTCCCTGCAGGCAGAATCTCGGGCCGCGTCGAATATGTCTCTCAGCCGTCGAAGACCTGGCGCATCGACCCGGCCACGCACCGTCTTTCAGGAACCTGCGAGGGCTATGATGCAGTCCGCCAGGCTGTCAACATCATCCTGAACGTCGAACGCTACCGCTGGCAGATATTTCAGTCCTCGAGCGGCATGGAATGGGAAGGGCTTCTGGGGCAGGACGCGGGCTTTGTGGCTGCTGAGCTTCAGCGCCGCGCGACGGAGGCTTTGATGATGGACGACCGCGTGACCGGCATCGAGAATTTTGATTACAACGTCAGAGGGCAGACCCTTTCCGCATCCTTTACCGTTACCACGATCTACGGCGGCGTTGAAGCCGGCATGGAGGTGAACATCGCATGATAGACTTTTCCAACGCACAGTACCGCTCCATCCTTGCCTATATGCTCTCCCAGATTCCGGATGACTACGACAAGCGGGACGTCAGTCCCATTCCCACTGCCATCTCCCCCGCCGCCTATGTGTTCGAGGGATTTTTCATCTCCCTGAACATGGTGCAGCGGCAGGCATTCTTTCAGACAGCCACCGGTGAGTCTCTGGATTTACTTGCCCCTCTGGCCAGTGTCAGCCGCAAACAGGCGACCGCTGCCATCCGCAAAGGCGAGTTTGATACTGCTATTCCCATCGGCACCCGTTTCTCGACCATCAACGGCTCCGACAGCATCAACTTTGTCGTCATCTCTGCTCTGGGCGCAGGACACGCTTACCGCCTGCAGGCCGAGACGCCCGGCAGCATCGGCAACGTATATTCCGGCCCCATTCTTCCCATCGACACCATTCAAGGGCTTTCTTCTGCCCGCCTCTCCAACATTCTTACCCCCGGCGATGACACCGAGACGGATGACGAGCTTCGCGCCCGCATCCTCGCGGCACTCAACAGCCGCGCTTTCGGCGGCAATGTCGCTCAGTATGTGGAAGAAATCGAGAAGCTGGACGGCGTGGGTGCGGTGCAGGTCTACCCCACATGGAAGGGCGGCGGCACCGTACTCTGCTCTGTGCTGGGTGCTGACTGGCTTCCCGCCTCTGCCGATCTCGTGCGGACCATTCAGGACGCCATTGACCCGATCCCGAACTCCGGCAAGGGGTTGGGCCTCGCGCCCATCGGGGCCAAAGTGACCATCTCCACCCCGGAAAGATTCGAAATCTTGGTCAGCGCCTCGGTAACGCTCCTGCCTAGCTATTCGATGGAGACCGTTCAGAGCACCGTTACTGCAGCCCTCGAAGCTTACCTTCTGAACATCCGCAAAGGCTGGGCCGTCAATATCAGTCAGACCGGGCTTTCCTACAGCGCCAGTGTGTACCTCGCACGTGTCTCAGCCGCCATCATCACCGCCGAGGGTGTCGTGAATGTGACAGACGTTCAGCTCAACGGCCAGACGGCCGACCTGCTGCTTTCCCAGACCGGGGCGTTGCAGCAGATTCCAGTGATAGGGACGGTGAACCTCTATGAAGCCTGACCTCTCCTGTGAGCTGTTGGAACTGCTGCCGCCCATTTACCGGGAAATCGAGGACTATCAGCAGATCTGTGCTGCCGAAAAAGCCCAGTTCGCACGGCTGGCTGACAGCGTCCACCGTGTGCAGGACAACTTTTTCGTTCAGACGATGGATGAGGATTCTGTTTCCCGATGGGAGCGGGTATTCCACATCCGGGCGCTTCCGTCCACAGAGACAATGGCATTCCGGAGGCAGCGCGTTCTGTCCCGTCTGCGCACCCGCCCACCTTTCACCCTCGGCTTTTTGTATCAGCAGTTGGACGAGCTCATCGGCGCGAGACGATGGGACTGCGAAGTGGACTATCCGGCCTATTCTCTGACGATCCGCGCAGATGCTGAAAAAGAAGCCAGCCGCACTGAACTGCCTCATCTGGTTAATCAGATAAAGCCCGCGCACATCGCATTCTGCCTCTGCCTCGTATATGACCCGACCACCATCCCCATATACGCCGCCTCTGCCCCGTGCAGCGCAGTCACCACCTGCACCGTCCGCATCCCGGGCGTCATCGGGCCGAAGGAAGTCACCGGTCGGGCATATGCAGTCAGTGCAGCCAGCAGCACCCGGGTGCAGGCCACCGTGGCTCTGCCCGGCGTCATCGGCCCGAAAGCGGTCAGTGCGCCGGCCCTTGCAGGCAGCAGACTGGCCAACACCCGCGAGACCATCACCATCAAGATTGGAGGAATAACGATATGAGCTGGGAAAAAGCCGCGTATACCCGCGCGGGCGCTGCCTTATTGTCGGAGTCGGTCTCCGGCGGCGCACTCATCATCACCCGTGCGCTGGCGGCCACCGAGGCCAGTAACTCTGACCTCGCAGAAGCCGTCACTCTCAGTGGCGAGACACACGAGGTGGACATCCTCGGCATCGACACTGTGGAGAACGACGGCAAGCCCGCCCGGCGGGTCAGCATCCAAATCACAGCCGGGCAGACAACTTACATCTGCCATCAGGTGGGGGTATACGGCAAGCTGGACACCGGCCCGGACGAAACGCTGCTCATGGTCGTGCAGGATGACCGGGGCGTCGAGATCCCCGCCGCCAGCACGAGCAGCGATTTCAAAATCGAGCTGGCCGTCCTGCTGGCCGTCTCCAACAACGCCAACATCAGCGTCACCGTATCGCCGCAGGTGCAGGCCATCATGCAGCTGGTCGAAAAAGAGCTGGAACAGCACGACTCCGACCCCAACGCCCACGCCTCGGTCATCGAGGCTGCCGCCAGTGCGGCGGTAAAGCGCATCGAGGAGTCCGGCCAGATCATGACCGAAGCACAGGTCAAAAAGCTCATTCAGACCCACAGCGGCAGCGGGTATTTCGGCGAGTACAGCCTCGTCCTCCGCGCTGATGGTTGGACTCCCCTGCCGGACACCGGCCCCTACCAGTACATCTACGATGCCGCGCTGGCTGACAGCGACAGCTCACTTATCCCCAGCGGCGGCGCAGATGTCAATGACTTCGCCGTGACCGCGAGGGCCGGCGTCCTCAACGCCTGTGAGACCCGCGACGGCTCTGTCCGTTTCTTCTCGCAGCGTGTTCCGGCGGCCGACATCCATGTGACGCTTACCCTGAACGGTTCCGGGAAAGGAGGTGGCTCCAATGCATCTGGCAATGTGACCATCGGGCAGGGCCTCAAACGCGATGAAAGCGGCGCGATCGCCGTCAGCATCGGCGACGGCCTTGCCTTTGACGCCACCGACGCGCTGACCGTCCGCAAAGACACCGTTGTGACCAGCGACGACCTCGTGAACGACGAAAAGTTATCTCAGGAAATCGCTGAAATTTTGAAGTAAAAGAAAGGAAAAAACACTATGTCCAAGAACATCTCCACCGCTGACTCCATCCGCAATCTGGCCGCTGAGGTCAAGAAGGGCTTTGTAAAGAAGGAAGCGTTCGCCCCCATCCAGACCGCTGCTGAAAAGGCCATCAAGTCTCTGGATGTGACCGGCAACACTATCAGCTTCTTCACCAGCACCGACAAGACCGGTGACGCCGCCTTTACCGTGGACTTCCCCGCCGAAATGTTCCTCGACCAGACAAAGACCGAGTTCGTCCCCAGCTTCGCGTTCAGCGCAGCCACCTATCCCGGCTCGACCGACCCCAAGCTGGACGGTAAGCCCGTCATGGTGCTGGCCGTCAAGGGCGAGAACCCTGACTCCTGCACCTACTCTTTCCTGAGCATGGCTGCGCTGGTGGATACCTACAAGGCTAAGGCCGTCGGCAAGGATACTTCCACCACCGTCACCATCGCTGGCTATGAGGTGGATGTCAAGGTCAATGTCTCCACTGCCGAGGGTAACGCCCTGACCCTCAAGGAGGACGGCCTCTACGTCAGCACCGCCAAGGTCGAGGCATCCGACACCAACGGCAACATTAAGGTCAACGGCAAGGAAGTTACCGTCTACACTGAGCCCGCGAACGTCCTGCACACTGAGGATGTCGAGGACTTCAGCGCCGAGGACATCGCTGCCATGCTGGCAGACTAAGGCCCACAAGGAGGCTCTATGGCAAAGGTAAAAGCACTTTTGACAAAAGGCCTCGCCGAACTCTGCAGCTACATGAAAAAGTATACCGCCGCCCTTGGCGACCTTGCTTCGGCCACAGCAGATGGCCTCGACGAAAAGCAGGACATCACGGCGGCGGTGTCTTTTACGATTCCGACGACCGGCTGGGCGAGGGATTCCACCCTCACCAGCTATTACTACTGTGACATCTCCATCGCGGGGCTTCGGGCCACCGACATCGTGGATGTCACACCGGCACCGGAATCCTACAGTGTGGCGCGAACGGCAGGCTTTATCACCACCGAGAGCATGGCCGGGAAGCTGCGGCTGCGGGCCAAGAAAGCTCCGACTGCGGCCATCAAGGCACAGTATCGAATCATCAACACAGTAAAGAACTAGGAGTGATTTTATGGCATATGGTTCTTTCAATTCGGGCGGCGAAGCTCTGGCTGTAGACGCCACCCTCAAAGTCTCCGGCGCAGCTGCCGACGCCAAAGTCACCGGCGACGCGCTGGCGGGTAAAGCTGCCGCCAGCCATACCCATAACTACGCTGGTTCGTCCAGCGCGGGCGGTGCGGCAAACTCAGCTAACAAACTGAACAAGAACGCGGGTTCTGCTACGCAGGGAGTATACTTCAAGGATGGTGTGCCGGTCGCTATGACCTGCACGCTGGGCAAGAGTGTGCCTGCGGATGCAAAGTTCACGGACACCAACACCTGGCGCGGGGTGCAGGACAACCTGACCAGCACGGCCACCGACCAGAGTCTGAGCGCAAATCAGGGCAAGGTGCTGAAAGGCCTCGTGGACGGCAAGGCGGCGTCCAGCCACACCCACGATGACCGGTATTACACCGAAAGCGAGATGAATACCAAACTCAACGGCAAAGCCAACAGTTCCCACACCCACAACTATGCCGGGTCTTCGAGTGCGGGTGGCACGGCCAACTCGGTCAATGGCCTGACTTTCGCCGCCCAGACCACCGACCCGGGCGCAGGAAGCAGCCTTGCCACCAACAAGGTGCTCATCGTATATCAGTAAGGAGGTGAAACTTCAAAATGGCAAAAGCAGTTTATGTGGGAGTCGGAAGCAAAGCCCACAAGATGAAGAAAGCCTACATCGGCATCGGCGGTAAGGCCCGCAAGGTTAAGAAGATGTACATCGGTGTCGGAGGCAAGGCGAGGCTGTGCTACAGTGCAGAGCTGGAAAAGGTCGGGATGGCTGCGGCGCTGAGCACTACACGGTATGATATGCGGGCCGCGACCGTCGGCAAATACGCTTTGTTTGCGGGTGGATATATCTCCAAGTACTCTTTTAGCTACAGCGTCAGCAGTTCCGTGGATGCCTACAATACCTCCCTTACGAAGAGCACACCGACAGAGCTGAGCTGCAAACGGTGCGGTCATGCGGCGGCATCTGTCGGCGGCTATGCGCTGTTTGCTGGCGGCGCATCGTCATATAATCTATTGGGCTTTTATGAAAATCTCGTGAGCGCTGTGGATGCATACGATGCCTCTCTGACCCGCAGTGCCGCCCACATAATAGGCGCCACAGTCGCGATCGGAGGTGCAGCCGTCGGAAACTACGCGCTGTTCGCAGGTGGGACGGTCTACAGTCAAATAAATGAAGATAACGTGACGAGCGATGTGCTGGCGTACGATCCCTCACTCACCTTCACGACAGCACCTTTGTTGAGTGTTGCACGAGCGAATGTGAAAGGCGCAAGCGCAGGCAATTACGCACTGTTCGCTGGCGGAAGAGCCGGTAGTTTTTGTACGACAGTGGACGCCTACAATGCTTCGCTCACCCGCACCACCGCGACCGCTCTGAGCAGCACGAAAAACAACAGCGCCGCTGCAACTGTCGGGAACCACGCAATATTTGTGGGCAACACTGCCTCCGCAGACATCTACGATGCCTCCCTCACCAAAACGTCTGCCGCCATCCTGAGCACGGCGCGGACGGGTCTGGCTGCGACGACGGTCGGAGACTACGCCATCTTTTCAGGAGGTGGAGTGGCAGATTTCTGCGACGCATCTCTGACCCGGAGCAGCATCGGCACCAGCATGACGGGCTATGACATGGGTGCTGCGACCATCGGGGACTACGCTTTGTTTGCAGGCGGGTATTCCGATGAAAAGAGTGTCACCATTTACGATTCCGTCGAAGTCTACACCGCATAAAAGAAAAGGAGAAATCAAAATGGCACGATACAAAATTTATGACAACAAATCTGACGTCATCACCCCGGTGGGCGAGAAGCTTACCGCTGAGCAGTGGCTGGACCGTTACCAGTGGGGCCGCTACACCAAGATGATCGTGGGCGGCGGCATCATCAACGGCAGTGTCGCACTGGTCTTCGACGATGAGGTGGAGCGTTACCGCAAGGCGGGCTGCGATTTCAGCGCCTGTGTCACCGACGAGGACTATCTGGCCGCCATCGAGGCCTTTGAGGATAACCCTCCCACGGCAGACACCGGCGTCTCCGACCAGACCCGCATTGCGGACGCTCTGGAAGACATGGTGGCGCTGAGCCTGCCGGACGCAGAATGAGAAAGGAGAACGAAGTTATGAGCAACAAGGAAAGACTGACCGAGCGCTGGACGCAGGGCCGCATCTCTGAGGCGATGCTGCGGGTGTATGTCCGCAAGGGCATCATCACCAAGGCGGATTTCGAGGAGATCTGCGGGAAGAAGTATTAAAACTTCAAAATTTCAAAATGGAGGATGACGTATGGCCTTTGATATTTTGAAACTGACAAGCCTGATAATGGATGCGATTTGCAAGAAGGCCCGTGAGACCGTCCAGTCCGAAAATGAGGTGAGTTTCCAGATGGAGAGCGCTGCACGAGCGGCGACCGTAAAGAAGACCATCTTCAACATGATGGACGCGGCACGGTATCAGGGCAATATCGACTGGGACGCCGTGAAAGCGTCCGGGAAGGTGGACTGTGTCCTGCTCAAGACCGTATCCACCAACTCGAAGCTCAGCAAGCGGAAGGACGGCCTCTACATCGACCCGACCTTTGAGCGGAACTATGCCGAGTGCAAGCGGGTGGGCCTGCCGGTGGGGGTCTACTATTACACATACGCTACCACGAAGGCCATGGCGGATGCGGAGCTGGCTGTGCTGAAAACTGCGCTGGCAGGGAAGACCTTTGGAATGCCTGTCTGTGTGGATGTGGAAGACAACAAGCTCGTCAAGCTGAACAAGGGCAGTCTGACCGCTCTCGTGGACTACGAGCTGAGGACGCTGGAAAG